AAGACAGTTCCCACAGAGTTCATGTACAATGTTCCGCTAGTTCCTACCGTTCCATTGGTCCAGTAAGAGTAGTAGTTAGGAGAAGCACACACACCAGCCTTACTACCGGCATCGGTCAAGAATACCTCTGTAAGTGCAGGAGATGTACCAGTACACGTTGCACAGCTTGCAAATGTCACGATAGTGGTTGGTATGTTGAAGCTAGTCGCTATTGGAAGCACCGCAGCTCCTACAGTCCAGCAGTTCCCGTCAGTGGTCTTCAGCTTAGTTCCAGACGCAACAACACGAACTACAGCATCGTAAAGGACGGCACTGTATGTACTATTACATAGAACAGCGGTGTAGTAGTTTCCGGCTGGAGGTGTCGGAGGTGTTGGAGGCGTTGAGCCGCAGTTGAATACCGCAGTGACAACCCCGTCATCACTGATCTGAATTGCCTGATTATTATTGATCGCATACCATAAGTTATTACCGTCAAAAGTATTTCCGCCCCTAGACTGGATATAAACCGTGTCACCAAGTATTGGGTACGTGTAGTATCCGTTATGGTAAAGGGTCACCCAAACTTCTGGAACCAGTGCACACGCAGCTGCGGCGCTAGCCTGATCGTCTGCGTTTATTTGGAATGCAGTTGCAGGAACATCTACCTGAATGGCCGAGATGTTAATAGTGGTATTTGGTCCAGTACCAAAACAGTTTGTAGCATTAAATGTAGCCTTGTACTGTCCCTCTCCCTCTACAATTCCTGACAAGAATCCGGTTGTGCTATCAAAGGTAATGCCAAATGGTAAAGATGTTTCACCGCAGGCCCCAGTGGCCTCTAGCGTCGCATCGGCAGATCCAGACAACTTTGTTACAGTACCAGCTGTAAAGCACTTTGAACTTGTCTCATATGCAGATACTGGCCATGTCTCGTAGTATCCGGTCTCACAGTTTGCACCGTAGAATACAGCGCCGTCTGTGCCACCATATAAAGTGAAGGCGGTACAATTCGTAACTAGGTTATAGCTTGTTGGATTATTTGTTGCCGCTACTTTGATGGATACATTGACATTAAGACCAATCTCAATGTCAGACATTGTAACGATTGGAGAAAATGTTTCAGCGCAAATACAAGATCCAACCTCTGTTATAAAACCAGACGATGTGATAAATGCGTAAGAAGTCCCAAACTTGTGGTATGCATTCCCTCCGTTATAAACAGTTGTTCCGGTGGACTCGTTGTAAACGACAACACCAACCGTTGGAGTAGCAGAAGGCCCGTTATGATACTTAACAGTGGCCGGCGTCTGAGCGCAAACATTTGCAAGTGTACCATTTGTGGTATCAATTGTTACGGTATTCAAACTCGCACACGCAGTAACAACGCTCCATCCATTTGATGATAGTGGAGAGTAAACAGTCAGTGTTGGGTTTCCGGCTTGAGTTTTGGTGAACTTCAAGGTTCCTGTGCTGTTATTAACAAGTCCATCATATGGAGAAACTAACTTGATGTCGCTAGCGTCAACGCCAGCCGCGATCAGCGCATTGTAGTTAGCGGAGCTATTAAGCCCAACATAGCCACTATCTGCAACTACACCACCATTCAATGTAATAACAAACCTGTCAGGTGTAGACTGAGCGTCATAGTTGAATGTAATATTTCCATTTGCAGATCCAGTGGTTACTGTAGTCTCAGATGTCAATGCAGTTCCAGAGTAAGATGCGGTAGCTCCGCAGGCTATGATGTTTCTGTAGTCCCAAAGCAAGTACAGGTACTGCTCATTGGATGGCGTAAGATACGTGAATGTTCCGCTATACTCAGAGCCAGCAAGTGTCATTGTGACGGGAGTCGCAAGAGACAACATTGTCAAGTAGTCTGCATTTGTGTACTGTGTATTAGACACCAAGTAGTACGCTTTGTTTCCAAGGCCCGGTAAAAATGGGGTTGCTGGGATTCCAGAGGGGCTAGTAGTGGTAGTATACGCATACAATGTAACCGTGTCTCCAGGGTTTGGAACGCCATCGGTACCTCCAGGAGCGCCAAACGTATTGAACAAGCTGACCGGAGCCGGAGTAAAGGATGTATCTGTAAACTCGTATCCAAGTGTCCCAGAGCTGCTGTAGTTGTACTTCTGCGTACTGACAGTCCCACTGTCTCCGCTTCCACCAATAACTACGCTTCCTCTTCTTACAAGTTGCTTTCCTGTCTGAATCACAGTGAATGTGACTACATTTCCACAAGAAGCTGTAATTGTAAGAACCGCACTTCTTGTAACCAGTGTATTATTTGTGGCAATGTCTGCCATAACGTCTTGATCCCCTGTTCCACTCGATGGAGATACGGTCATCCATACCGGCATCCCGGTGATCACCCATCCTGAGTTAGATTGAATGTCAAATATGTTTACGGGGTTTGTGAGTACCTGATTTGGTAAAGTTACCGATAGCGGAGATATAGACAGTTGACAAGGACTAGACGTAATGTCGTTCGAGGTTAGTACATACATTTGACTGTACGGATCTAGAACCCCGATCTTCTGCTTGTTGGTTCCTTCAATGAACAAGTCTCTGAACCAGTCCTTCATCCCTTGGATAGAAATCTCTCCTAGGTCATTTCCAGATATGGTCAATACAACGCCACGCCTTGCATCTGTAAAGAACATGTCGTTCCCCCAAGTAGCAAAGCTCTCTGGGTTTAGACTGATACCGTACTCGCCAACGAAGGAGATCTGCGTTCCTAGGACCTCTGGTATGCTAGCGATAGCTCCACCACCGGTAGAGTCACTTAGCAAGTTCTTTCCGTAAAGAACGGTAGATATCTTGTCCTCTTGGAATACAATCAAGTTTGTGTCACGAGCGTACAGTTTTTGAATGCTTCCAAAGAAACGGTCAACGTACTTAAAGTTGGCAGTAGATAGGTTGAACTCGTTTAATCTGTTTGTTCCGGTGTCCTGTCTGAAAACACCACTGTAAGTCAGTCCGTGTGGAACACGTTCCTGCTCATAATTCTCAATCGTAGAAGAAACACGTGGACTGTACTGCATGTACGATCCATTAAAGTCATCACGAATACGATCGCTCTCAACACCATTTCTAAAACAGTACGCATTGTATACATTCACCAAGTCTACTACTGCAGGTTTCCGGATGGTTCCCGCTGTGTCTCTAGATTGGTTTTGACCATTTGTTCCAGAGTGCAGACCATTAGTAACCGCGAATGTCTCTGTCTCGTGGTATATGTCAATGTCTGTATTCTTTGGCTGTGTCTCGATTATGGTCTTGTTCTTTGACTGTGTAATTGTGCAGTCAACTGTAAGGATTGCTCTAAAACAACGTCCAAAATTACCGCTCTTAAACTCGTCGCTATCTGCATCTGCATGTCCACGGATAAACATTCTAATGTCACCATTGTCTGTTTGATTTACCTGAGTCACAGATTGACCTCCGTTTTGAACAACTGTGTATCCGCTACACCTTCTGAAAAATACTGTTACTGCCCCCTGGTTCTGATTTCTAGCAGTCATTACAAATTTCTCGTAAATGCCATCTTCAAAAAACCATTCTTCAATGTTTACATAATCCCTTGACGATATAAATGTCTGTTCTGGCTGTCCCTCTCCACCGGCAACCCTTGTCTCGTTTATCTTAATAGTGATAACCGCACCCCCATTAATAGCAGTTGCGTCTTTTGGTATTGAGGCAACTCCACCAAATCCATCAGAATCACCTCTAAATATAAGCGGCCCATTAAATACGGTATTGGCTTGTGCGCTACCCCATTCAGCCCTTTGATTTATTCTCCAAGCGTCTCCAACCTCATGTCCAGTTGTTTTTGCAAATCTAATTGTACAAATATTTACAAACGGTGCTACTAAGACTTGATTTAACGCTGTTATAGGTACGTTTTGAGCAATGACACCTCCTGCAACATCTCTTGACGTTACGTAATATTTAAATGTGTCTATACCAGCCGCAGTTCTACCATCAATTTCTATGTATATACGTCTATCTGTTGGTACAATGCTTGTCTTTGAAACTGTAGCTAGGTCGTTACTCCCAGACCCATAAAAAATGGGATCTTCAGAAAAGGAGTGTGCATTTAGTATGGGGTTTATAGCTACAGCAGAGGTTGAACAACTAAACCCAAGAACACCAAACCTAGATGCTCTCGCAGAGTTGGCGCCGAAACTTGTTGTCTTGTTTACAAGTAGGTTTGTGGGAGAAAACGCAACGTTTCCATCGGTCTTTACCTTCATGTACACACCAGATATCTGGTTCTTTTTGTTGTTTAAAAAGTCCTTTTCTTTTACACCTACATCAAGTACTTTGAATTCTTTATTGCTGTACGTAATTCCATTAGGGTTTAACTTGAATACAATGTAGTCATTGGCGTGAACCTTGTCCACGTCAGACTCGTTGATCATGAAATACGTATATATTCCATCAGTATAAAAAATATTTGGGAATATGGTGTAGTACTGTCCCTTTGCTTGCTTTACAAATATTCTGTACTTAGTAGCAAATGCAGGAGCCTCACTTATTATGTTAACCTTTAAGTAATTGCTTGTATCTGAGTTTGTCGATGAAACACTTGCTGTATTTGTAGTTGATGTTAATACGGTGCTCATTCTACCGTAGTCGTCCATGTAGGATATGCCAACCTCGTATCCCCTGTCAGAGTGGAGTGTTTTAATAGGCTTATTGACATTTCCAGCTATCCTGGCCTCGCTAACAATACTTACGGAGTAGTTTGGAACAATGCCCTTTCCAGTTATGGATACAATGTTGTAGAACTGGGTATAGTTTCCGTAGATAATCCGGCTGCTGATTAACTCTTGAGCCTTTGCCTTTAACGGTACGTTATCAAATAACCTTGTTAGTTGGTTTGACGGCAATACACCATAAACCTTGTTGTTGGCAAACCCAGAGAACTTGGCAGTTTGGGCTCCTTGGTTGTACGTAACACCTTGAATATTCCCCAATACCAAGTCCGACAATACTAAGTTCTCAATGACGTTTACATTTGTACTCGCAGAGTCCTTAAATAACAGTTGAATCTCTTTAATGTTTGATCCAGCAGTAGAAAATGAAATGTCTACAATGTTCCACTTGTTCTGCATTGACTTGTTGACTCCGGTGCCATAGTCAAAAGTAAATTCGCTTGGTTGAAATCCAACCTCTGAGAATGGAGAGAATGAAGAGTACTCGTTATTCATGTACTTATATCTGTAAGCAAAGTACAAGAACTTGTCCTTGATGTTATTAGACAACACACTTGAATCATCTCTAAAGGCTAGTGTAGGAGCCGTTAATGGTGGCTTTACGATGACATTGATATCGTCTTGTGTGAAGTTGTTGTAAGCGTAGAAGGTCTTTGTGTCAACCCTCCTCGGTGGGTTTAAGTTATCTGTCCAGAATAATAGATCACTGATATAGTTTACGCCAGTGATTAAGTATTCAGAATTGAAGTTCAATACATTACTAGAGCCAGCCCTAGTGTCCATTGCAATAATGGATGTAAGGCCTGTCTGTGAATTGTACGATGCGATGATATTGCCCGTGACAGCCTTAACAAACCAGAAAATCAAGAACTCAGCAGGGACAGCTATAGAGCCAATCGTCTTGGCCCCGGCCAAAGAGAATGCACTTCCAGAAAAAGCAGTCGCAGCGGCAGCTAGTCCGCTTACCTGTGTATTACCTAGCTCGTTAGCTACAGCGCCAACACCGGCGTCCTCAGAGGTTCCTACGGTTACGTTCAGGGCGTCACGATACTGCCCGTTTGGAACTAGACGCTCGTCTAGGTCCTTATTCATTATGCCGGATACCAGCGACCTTGTTATTTGCATTATTTAATCCAGTTAGATTGATTTCGTAATACCATCAACAATCTACCAGAGTGCAAGTTGCTCATCCTAATCTTTGCGTTGCGAAGAAGGGCTGACTTCTCTTCTCTCGCTCTACGAACGATGTACTCCTGTACTCCAACACGATTGTTTAAAATACACCACTTGATATAGCTATACATGAAGTCCTCGGCAAACTTGTTTACCTTGACCAATGAGTCGTCCCCGTTCTCAAGACCATCGGAGATGTACTCCATCACCAATAATTGATCCGACATCTGAGAGCTGAAGTTGATCACGCCAGATCCTTGATCGATTCTGAAGTTCGGATTTCCGTTGGCAGTCTCTCCGTTCAGGCCGAAGTATCCGCCCAAGTCGTAGTTAAAGTACCAATACCCATCTACAAGCCATCCATATCTTCCGTTTGCCCAAGCGTCGCCAGTGAACAATTCCCTTGGATACCCTTGGATTCTCTTCATGTCAAGCTCGGACGTGCCCGTAATAACCTCTCCGTTCATGTCGTATAGGATATTGTCGCTAGAGTCTCTTAGGTATGTCTGTGCGTAGTTTACGGTCTTGCTCTCAAACAACGGGAATAACACGCCCTCGTTCTCCAATGAGATACGAACGTAGTTGATGTAGTCAGGTGGCAGTATTAACTTAAGGTCTGGGCCAATCCTAAACTCAAGAACGCGAACATTCCTAGCCGCATCGTAGTTAAGCTCCTGGATCGCACGCTTTGCGTAGAACAGCACATTGTACCTGTTTACGGTTCCGATCAACTTGTCGTCACCAACATACATAAGCATGAAGTTATTCACTACGTCAGCAAGGCTGACATACTGGTACTCCCCGTTATTGTTGGGGTCTGAGTAGTATTGTTGGTTGCTTATATATGCCATTATGATTGCTTGGTTGACTCTGAGTTTTCTCCGGCCATTGCGAACTGAACTACATCGTTCTCACGGATATTAACACCAGCGTATGAAAGGATCTTGAAAACTAAGTCGTTTTGTGAGCTTTCCGAAAGCTCAAAGTCTTGATAGTCAACAGCTGACTGGTTGAATATAGGCGACCCTGACACGACAGAGTATGTCCACTTAGGATCAACAGGATAGCGAACGTGCAGAGCGCTGACATTCGTTTGGATTGTGCTCGGATATACATAATAGAAATTCTCCTTCTCATAGTACGCAGGGTACGATGTAGTGGGAGCCGTCAAGTTTGACGAGATAAGGTTCATAATTTTTGTGTGAGCCACGTACTCAATCTCTTTGTTAGCGTAAAGTAGAACGTTAACGAAATAAGAATTAGAAGGTGCAGGAAAAGCGCCGGCACCAGAATTATACGTAAGAGTCGCTTGCTCGCTAAATCTATCAATTTTCTCTGCAATTTGTTTTTGAATATCTGAGTATCCATCGTTGGCCATTCTGGCGTTTCTTTTATTAACCCAGTTAGTGTAATCGTAAAATTGTTGTTCAAATATCTCTAGCTGAGCCTGTTTGGCAAACAAGTTGAACTCATCCGGTGTAATATAACCGTTGTTGTCCTTGTTTATGATAGCCATAACAGTATTTCTAACCGTGTTAATCATGTTCTCACAAAGATAACAAAAAAAGGCCACCCCTCTCGAGATGGCCTTAGTTTTAAATAGTCTTAATGTTTACGCTACAGCAATTCCGCTAACAGCGTAGGGAAGGTTAGATACAGTGTATGCAACATAAGTCCAAGGAGTCTCCAAAGCAGCAACTACGGCATTTTGAATTGCGTCGCGCTGTGTCTCGTCTCCTGCACCAGCAGTAGCATGTGTAAGTGTAACAGTTTTGCCACCACCGTAAACGATAGTAACTGTAGTTGTAGAGGCTTGCTCAATCAAAATGATTCCTGTAGCCTGAACTAGCTGACGTTGTTCGCTAGTAACTGGGATGCTTAAAAATTTTTCCATACAACAAATATACGTATAATTACGATAACTTAGACTTCACCATCTCCAATACTTCTTTTCCTTCAGCAGACTCTAAGTATGCAGTCAAAACATACACAGGATCTTCACCCTGCTGCACGTTCATCAACTTACGCTTGTTTCCGGTCATGTTGAACCAGATCTCACGGTTATTGTTACGCATGCCAAACAATCCCTCAGAAAGAGCCTTAGAGGCTAAAGCTGTCTCAGTCAATGATGGGTCATTCAACATCTCTAGCAACTGAATTGGATACTCTCTTGCGTATAACAAGATGTCTCTCTTCAACTCTGGAGTAGTCATTGTGTCAACTACAGGTCCCCATACCAATCTAGCTACAGCTAACATGGTATCTAGATCCATATTTCTAGCGGCGATCTGAGCGTCAAGCTCTACATTCATGTCCTCAATGTCGATCATAGCCTCTTTTTCTGGATTCAACTCCATAAAGATTTGGCCATTCAGTGGATGGATATCCAAAAACTGTGACAGGAGGGGGTTGTTCGCTGGAACCATTAATACACCATCCTCGAAGATAACTGGCTCAACAATTGCGTTGTCGTCCTGTTCGTCTTCAAATACTGACTTTTGGTTTCTTGCATAGCGAAGAGCACGGTTAGTCTTTCCATCAAAGTGGAGTAGTGCAAACCTTCTAGTGTTACGAGATGGCAACACGTAAGTTAACGGGGTGGTGTCGGAGGTAAGGACAAATATCCTGTCCTTAAGCTCATTTGTAGATTTTATCATAAGTAGATTTAATTGTTGGTACAAATATAAACAAAAAGGGTGAGTACATTGTACCCACCCCTTATGTGTGATAACCTATTTAAGATTAGGCAGTCTTGAACAAGAAGAAGTTGTTCGCTCCCAAGGTGCACAATGCACGCTCAGACAAGAAACTAACTTTCATTGCATCCAAGTCACTAGTAGCAGCGCCACCAGCAGAACCTGTAACCCAAGTCTTGTATCTGCGATTCTCAGTTTCGCTAGCACGGTAGCGAACGTGCAAGAATGGACGCTTAGCGTTCTTACCCATAACTTGATCGTAAACAGTAGTTGAACCAGCGGGTACTAATACACCGTTGATTTCACCACCAGTGATACCACCACGAAGAGCAGCATCGTTTAAGTATTTCCAATCAGTCTTGTAGAACTCATATCCACGCTTAAATCCAGAGAAACCTAAAGTCAAGGCCATTTTCTCGTCGTTGTTGAACAAACCGTAGCTAGTTCCACCAGCACCGTAGCTGTTTTGAGCAGCCAACATATCATCGATATCGAAGCTGAAGTTACGGTTCAAGAACAATACGTTCTCTTGGATAGCACCTTGCTTGTCCAAACGTTGGATGATAGCATCGAAGTCAGCCAAAGTACTTGGGTTTCCACCAGCCCAAACGTTTCCACGCTGGTTAACTGTGTAGAACAAACCTTTTGTACCAGCAGCAGTAGTACCTGGAGGGTTAGGAGACAAGTAGCTAAGAGCACCAGAAGATGCTTCAGCAGGAACACCTTCTACCATAGCCATTTCCATGTAGTCTTCGAAACGCAAACGAGTTTCGTGCTCAGACTTGATGTACCATAAGTAACCAGTTGCACCATTTTCAGTAGAAACTTCTACCCATCCGATCTGAGCCATGTCAGAACCAGATACTTCGTAGTTGTCCTTGATGATGATAGGCTTGTTGTCAAAGAAAGTATCTTGAGCTTCCAAAGAACCTTCCATACCAGCGCTACCTTTTCTGAATTCAGAACCGTAAACGAATGCAGTAGATGCAGTAGAAACAGCAATTGTCTGACCACCAGTAGCATAGTAAGCTACAGTGAAAGTCAAACCAGATACTGCAGTGATGATAGCCTTGTCGCTAGCAGTACCAGAGTTGTTAGACAAGAATACAGTTTGACCAATGCGGAAGTTACACGCAGTAATAGTAGCATCAGCAACAGTCCATGTAGCAGTGCTTGAACCTGCGGCAGCACCAGAAGTACAGCTTGCATACTTAGTGTGCAAACGACCTTGTTCTGCCCACTTGATAAGGTCAGAGTTAGAAGGCATCTCAGCTCCTACTTGACGTAAGAAAGATGCGATAGAGCGATTACCGTAACGCTCGAATTCTTTCTCGTAGGTATCAGGAAGATACTGGTTTAAGAAATCGAAGTTGGTAATGTAGTTAGAAGGCAATGTTGCCTTAACGGATGAGGGGGTTATAGCAAACCCGGGACTCACTTGAACTGATCCAGCCATAGTTTAGTTTTTTAGTTTTTTTTGTTTAGTTACGTGTTTTTATACGTAGTCCAGAACCGTGGTCGTTGTCGAGTGCAGTTACTTTGAATCCACCTGTCGCTGTAGGCTGCGGTGTCTGTCTGATATCCATCTGGATATTCTTAGACTCCTTGCTTACTTGATCGATGGCAGATGCTTTTCCTTGCTCGTAAAAGAACTTGGCAAAGCTGTCTGGGTTCATTGCAACAGCAATTGACTTGTGATATGCTTCAGCGTTTTTAATAAAACCATTCTCATCTAAGAACGATCCAATAAATTGGCTTACATCGGACTGAGCTTTCTTCATTTGTTCGGGATTGCTAGGTTTGAAAGATACATCACCCTCACCGACATTGAATTCAAAACCTTTGAACTTGTCGTTGAAGACTTCTTCTGTCTTCTTTGCAAAGAACTCTGAGCGCTCCATCTGCTGCTTTTGCATTTCCTCGGTCTCTTTGGAATACTTCTTGAAAGCCTCGTAGTTACCTTTTTCATTTTCTGGAACAAAGCCTTCTCTTGACTCAAGAGGGAGCTTGTACTGTTCTTTCTGTTTATTAAAGTACTCTTTGGCCTTGGCAAGATCTTTTTTCATTGCGATCTGTTTTGACTTCACCTCCTTGGCGTCGTCGTAGTCTTCGTTATAAGCGTACCTGCTCTCAACCTCGAACTTGATGTCCTCATCGTCTAGGTCAGGATTGGTCTGCTTAAGATACTCGACTAACAAATCATTGGCGGGAACTGCATCGTAGTCCTTGTTAATTTTAACAAAGTCTTCGAATCCGCGGCCCGTATCCTTCTTGAACTTCAAGAATGCTGACACGTCCTCCGGCAATTCCTCGGCCTCTTTTCTTGCGGAAAACAACTCGTCTACTGAGTTGATCTCCTTGTTGTACCGATTTTTAAGATATGTAAGAACGTCTGTGTCTTCCAATTCTCTTGGGGTTGCCCCCGGAGTCTCTTCGACACTTTCTTTTTCAATCGTGCCATCCGATCCCACCACTGTGGTCTCTACTGGCTTTTCCTCTGAAGAGATGCCATTCTTCTCTTCGTGTTCCTTTAGCAGTTGTGCCTCGATTTCTTGAACGGATTTCTCCTCATCGAAAGAGACAGAACGCACTTTAAATTCGTTTGTCATATTAGATTTAATTATTTGGTCACAAATTTACGAATAATTGTGACACACTATTTTGGCTCAAATGACGCTAGGTCAAAGCCATCAAGGGTGTCCTCATTCGACTCGAAGTCTACCGGTGGCAAGTTGTTTTTTCTTTGCTCGATCAACTTTGATTGCTGTGTATTTTGTAAAGATACTCGTTTATCCTTTGCCTCTTCCTTCATCTTGTCCTTTTCGGCTAGGCTCTGCATGTCTGCGCCCTTGAGCTGCATGTTCATCTGGAACTCCTGCTGCATAAGGCCTAACTTGATCTGTGCCTCTTGCTGCATTTTCTCCACGTCGAACTGAACCTCTGCCCTCTTAATCTCGATCTTAGACTGAGTCTCGGCTTGGATCTGTTGCATCTTGGCCTGCGCTGTAGCGTTAGCGGCCTCGATGTTTGCCTGCGACTGGAACTGAGAGATCTGCTGCTGCTTCTCCATCTCCTTCTTCTCTTTCTCCTTGCGCTTAACCTTCAACAACTGGTTGGCAAGCTTCAAGTTCTTGATCTCGCGGATGTCGATTGCATCCTCTAGACCGATCTGGTCTCTAGACAATGCCATCTGGATATTAGCCTCGAGCTGTTGCTTCTCTTCCTCGTCTGGAGATACCTCGATAAAGATACCAAAGTCGTGCAGGTAAAGGTCCTTGATGCTCTCTAGGATCTGCACATTATACTTGCCGATCTGGTTAGCGAACTCCTCACGGAAGTCAGCGTACTCCAATATGTCAGACACACGTCCAGACACACAGGTCGATAGCCTTCTTGTGATGAAAAGCGCTGCGTCAAGGATGTGCCTTGTGGCGGTATTTGAGTTAGCGGCTGCTAATTTCTGAACACCAACTAGTGCGTCAGACGATGGCATTGAACCGTCACGGGCCTCGTTGAGTCCTGTAACGTCCCTGATCATAGACAGGTAATGGTTGTATGTACCGATCAAGCTAGAAATCTTAGCCTGACCAGAGTTAGAGTTTAGCTCTTGAATTGGAACACGTGCATTGTTGAACTCACCGTCAGATGTG